ACTGTGGCGCTGCCGCCGTAAGACGCAATAAATATTGCGCTTGCAGTGGCGCTCGCCGCACCAGTTACCGATGCCGCAAAAGGCTGCACGCGGTTGGCTGAGGCTGTGACAGTTGCCGCAATAGACGCGGCACCGTCAGTAACCTGCACATGCTGTGGCGTGGCTGTTGCTGTGACCGCGACGTTTGCGGTGCCTGCTATCTCAATAGCAAACTGCACAGCGCCGGTGGCTGTTAGCGCGACAGATGCGGAACCCTCAAACGCCAAAACCTCAAGGTCGGCCATCTGCTCAAGCGTGCCAAACGTATCTAGCTGCTCAAGCGTACCCCAGTTATCGAGCTGTTCGAGAGTGGGGTTTGACCAATCGACCTTAGTTAGCAGTAACGCGCTATCCAGCGAATAGGGTAGCGCGTCAATACTTGACGTAAAGTTGTCTAGGCTAGGGGTTCCTGTTGCCATTACCGCCTCTAAGCTGCGGTGATGTCGAGATCACCTGTGGGTATCTTCAAGATGTCGCCTGACGCGATTGTTTTGGCTGTGGTGAACGCGCCGTGGATAAGCAGGTTGCCAGAGCTGGCGGCATCAAAAATGCCGAAGTGAGATATCAAGCCCCAAGAGCCGGTGGCCGCATTAAACTCGATAGCCGCGCTGTTTGACGTTGTGCCACTAGCCGCCGCGCTAAACGTAGCCGCCACGCGGGCGTAGTTGCTGCCAGTCAACTCGGTGCCGCTGTTGTCGTCGTTAAACGACCCAGTCGACAGACCGACATATACGGCTGTTGGCATCGTGTAGGCGCCGGTGCCTAAGATGTGGTCGAGAATTTCATTCTCAAGGTAGTCAGATAGACTGGACATAGCTTAGCTCTCCACTGCTGAATTTTGTCGTTGATACACACTGCTGATAAACAACGACCCGGTGCCGTAATGCGAGCGCTGCTCATCAACCTTGATCTCCTCAAGCGCAAGGTTGAACCGTTGCAGGTACTGCGACGCACGCGTCTCATCTAACAGGTAAGCATACGCCTCGGCCAGTGCGCCGTAAAGGTAGGCGTCGGGTGACCGGCTCAGGATGTTGTTTGTCTGGTTTGCGGCTGACAGTGCCTCGATCGTGCCGATGTAGACAATCTCAACCGTGTAGGCTGTGTCCGGTATCGGCCGCAGCTTGATCTCGTCGCCGATGATGCTGTAGCCCAGCGGCTTGCCAGCGCCGCCTGACGAAAACTTGGTGTCGAGAGCTGACGGGCTGTAGTAGGACAGCACGGTCAGCGGCGTGGTGTTTAGCTTCACCTCACGCACCTCGCGCAAGTCAACCGGCAGGGCGAGGTATTCGTTGTTCGCAACCGTTGACGCCGTGACGCGCTTTTCCTGACTGCGCGTCTCAAGCTCGCGGCTCATGCGCGCCTCAGCCATTGTGATGAAGTCCGGTATCTGCGCCGTTAAGTCGTCACGCGCCAAGAAGTTGGCAATCGCCGCTTGCAGGTTTGTGTAGGTGTCGACTGCCATTATACGTTTCCGCCGCCTGTTCTAAAGTCACGGTTCTGGTTGTCGTTTAGCCACGCCTTCCAACCCTTCGGGTTTTCCTGCGGTGTGCCAAGCGTCTCAATCAGGTGATTATACACGACGTTTGGGATTTCCGCTACATGCTGCATGTGGCGCTGCGTGTTGCCGATCATGTTGCCCTTTTGGTAGTCGTTGCTCATCTGACGGTTGAGCTTCACCAGACCCTCAAAGCTTTGCTTCTGCTCAATGTAAGATGTGCCGTCATTATTCTGATGCATGTACACTTCTTTTTTTGTGTGTGGGTCTGTGTATAAAACGCGCTTCATATTACCACCTATGAATTAGAAGAGAGGGGGCAGTCGCCCGCCCCCTCAGTGATGTTACGAACCGTTAAGGTCAAACACAACAGCGTGTGCCTTAGGCGCGGTCGGCTTGAGCGCCCACTCAACCACAAGGTGGCTGGTTTGAGCGTCGCCGTCTTTTGCCAAGTCTTCCTCAAGGAAGTTACGGCCGTTCAGTGTGCAGATTGACACAAAGTCTGGGTCAATCAAGAACAAGCGGTCGTTACCAAGCAGTCGAGACGGGACGGCCTCCACCGTACCCCAATCCGTCAAAAATACACTCGTGGAACCAACATATGCGACCTCTTTAGCCGCAGTCATGTTCACGTCGTTTGACACCAGATTGCCTGTGGCAGACAGGTCCGAGAAATTGGCCCGGTTGGTAGCGCTGGCAACCATCAGGCGAGGGTTACCGCCGTCGGTCCACGCGTCTTGCATGCCGTCCTCGATCAAGGCAAGTGTCAACGGGCGGGCCGTGCCTGACGTGATTGTTGTTGTGCCGTCGGCACCAACAGCAAACGCACCAGTTGCGCCGACTGAACCGTTTGACATCCAGCAAGTCAGAGACGCTGACTTACGAGGGTCATTGCCGTCACGGGCAACGTCGGTGTCACCGATTGCCTTTTCTATATCGCGGCGCAGTTCGAGAGCCTTCAACACCTTCTGGTAGTTGTGTTCCCGCTCACGGCCTGCTGTGTCAACTGCGTCAAGCACTTTGTTACCGCTGGCCTGTTTATGACCAACTTCTACGGCTTGTAATTAGGTTATACCGTAGATCAGACTATATCTTCACTTTCGTGTTGGGCGCTCGTGGGCAGATTATTCTTTCGTCACCGCCTAGTCGTTGAACCTTCACCAGCCCTCAGCTTTCGCTTCCATCTGGCGCTTGGCTGCTGATTACCCGCCTCCGGGCTTCCCAGCAATTCACCCAATTTTTTTCCTGAACCAGTCAGATAGCAATCTGATTTAGAACAGGGGAACCATTGAACAGTTTAGTTCCACTGGTAGCAAATACCTTCTTGGAAATCTGGTGGTAGTTGCCCACGCGTGATGTTGGGGTCGCCGCTGCTGTCGCAGTGGTCGCACCTTCGTTGTGGTAGTTAGTGTCTGACGCGGCAGTCAATTCTTGGACCTGCCACTCAGTAAAGATACCATTGCTGGTCTCTTTTTTTACGTTGCTGAAAATCGGTGTCTCAGCAGGGTCGATGCGGTAAATAATATCGGCGAGTTGCTCCTTTTCGCCAATCGCCGCTCCTGTCGAAAAAACAGTCATGTTTTAGTCTCCTCGGGCTATCTGCCCATTAGATAATTAACGGCAGCGTCGACAGTTCCGGCGCTTTCAAAACGCTTTTTTGCCTCACGCTGAGAACGGGTAGCAACTTCTCGCTTGGTCTTCGGGCGTCCTGCCTTAGCCATCTTTGGCGCCTGCCGGGTGCGTTTTTTGGCGGCGGGTTTCTTCGACTGAAGATTGTCCCACTTCCACGCCTTGTAAAGCAATTCGATAGCCCGCGCGTCAGACGCGTTGGCGATCTCTTCTTCACTAAACCCAATGCGACGCTGTGCGTACTTGATGACTTCCTGACGCTCATTCTCGCGAATGTCGTCATTCTGCCAGTCAGGTATGCGCTGCAACATATCGGCGCGCTGGTTCTGCAAGTGCTTCTCCAGATTGCGCTGATGATCGTGCATCTGTTCCTGAGCGACGCGCTGCCTCTCGGCCTCGACTGTCTTCTGCTGTTCCTTGTACTGATCCCATTCGGTCTTAGCTAGGAACAAGTCACGCTCGCTCATCGTTTCGGCTAATGCTCTCCAATCAGGTTCCTGCTGGACTGTCTGTTGGATTTGGGCGCTCAACTGATCAAGTTGCTGCGCGTAGGCGTCTCGGAGTTGCTTGGTCTCGGCTGCCTCTTGCTCAAAGGCTTTGCGTTGCTCAGCAAGTTCCATCGACTTCCTAGTAAATGACTGCTGCATCATAAATCCAGACTTCAGCTCGTCTAGGTTCACCTCTACAGTCTGTCCGTCAATTTTGACTTCGTACTTTTGTTGAGGCTCCTCGACAACTTCGTCGTCGTCATCATCGTAGTAGTCATCTTCGCCGTCACTAGCCTCATCATCGTCGATGTCGTCATCCGGCGCCTCGTCGGCGTTGTCGGTGGCGGCATCTAGTGCCTCGGCTTCGGGCTGTTGAAGCTGCTCTTCGTCAGCTTCAGTCCGCTCTTCTGCCGCAGTATCCGCTGGGGGATTGCTCAGAAGGCTTAATGCGTCATTCATTGAAAGAGTGTCGGTTCCATTCGGATTATCGACCATAATGTCATCACCTTATTTTGTTAAAAATGGCACGCCTCTGCAAATCTTCCAGTTGCGCTTCGGCTAACTTACCATCCTCTACCACACTTTGAAAATACCCCCTTAGGGCGCTAAGTGCTTGGCTTAGGTTATAAATACGCTCGCGTGCCTCTGCGTCCTTAACGTCGCTCGACTTCCACGCCTCGATAAACTGCGTGTCGAGGTAATCAAACGCCTCAACAAAAAGCTCATGCCTTAGCAGGCTGGCGGCCTTTTCTGCCCGCGCCTGCTTGTCCCTTAGTTTGTGTTTGTCCATTTTTCCCTACGATAAAAGTGTGTAGCCTGTCAGGTTAGGCGCTTGCTGGAAATACTGCGGGCGCGTCGCCGCACCACGCCGAAACGCCAAGTTGGCGGCGCTGAAGTCCTGCGGCGTGCCAAAGCCCGCGCCATACCGATCGGCGAACATTCCCATACCCATAGGCGCCACATCGAGCAAGCCCATACGCGCGTAGTCGCCAGCCTCATAAGGGCCAGCGCCGGTGACTGGTGTGCCGAAGCTCGGCGTACCGCCGCCCATACGGCACGCCTGCAAGTCCTCGTCGAAGACGTAGCCTTCGGGGCATTGGTCTTGCCGGCCGGTGTTTGGGTTGTATTCTGCGGCTACGGTTTCGCGGCCGTCGCCTTCTCTACCCATTCCGTCACCAATAGTGCCGTCTTGATTAAAGCCAGTAGTCACATAAGGGTCTAGGTCAAAAAGCTCAGAAATAAATCCGGGCATACCAAAGCTCGGAGCCTGACTGTCGAAGCTGCTAAAAATACCTCTATTGGGGTCGTCAAATGTTAGATAGTTTTGTGTCCGCCCTAGTGGCATCCCAAAAAACCCAGCAATACCCGGCGCTTTTCCAGTTTGGTACGCTTTCATTATTTGTCTGTCTGTAAAGCCAAGCCTTTGACTGGCCGGAGCCGCAGCTATTCGAGACATCGCCTTGGCAAGATTTACATCAAATCCACGCCCTACAGACGGCGCAGTTTGGTAAGCGCTTCCAATCATTCCGCCCATCGCGCCGGGGGATTGGGCCTGACGAGCAGCCTCTGCTCTTGCAATTTCTTGCTTCGCGGCAGCTTCAGCTTTCGCTCGCTCTGTGGCCTGACGAGCGGCGTCTCTGGCTGCCCTTTCAGCTTTTGCCGCCTCTAAAGCCTTGTCTCGGCCTTGACTGTCTCTTTCATTTCCGCCGCCGCCGCCATAATCTCTGCCACGGCCACCGAAACCGCCCTGAGAGCGGCCAGCGTCTGGGCCACCATAATAAGCAGGGATACCGTGTACCTTTTCACCCGATCCGCCCATAGCCTTTAGCACCTTCGCCTCTTCCGGCGTGATGTAAGCCAGTAGGTGCTTCTGGCCTTTAATGGTGGTGCGGCGTGGTGGGTTCTTCATAGCCATCGTCATGCCCTCGGCAGGTTGGTTGATATTTCGGCGTCGGTCACAGCCTTAGCCACGCGTAGTTGCGCCTCGGCTTCCAGCTCTTGTCGCCGCATGTCCATTTCCATAATCATCTTCTCGCGCTCAAGCTCTAGCTCGGCCTGCATACGCTCGCGCTTCAACGCGATCTCCGCCTCAGCCTTTTGCTGTGCGATCTGCATGTCCATCTGCGCCTTCTGCTGTGCAGCCACCAGTGCCGGGTCTTGCTGCGGCTGCTGCTGCGCGGCCTGCTGCTTCTGCATTGCCAGCGTCTGGGCGACAACCTGCGGCGGGTTGAAGAATTGGTCGGCATCCTTAAAGCCGCCAATCTCGGCAATCGAGCGCAGCGTGTTCACATACTGAGGCGCTGACACCAGCGGGTTGTCCGCGCCTAACTGCATCAGGATCTGCTCCTGCTTCGCCGCAATCTGCGTCAGGAACGCAATCTTGGTTTCGTCGTCAGTCGTGCCAAGCCCGACCTGCACGATGGTGTCAAACTGCGACTTCCACTCGGCCGGGTTAATCGGCACAAAGCTGTTGTTGAGGCGTAGCATCTTTTCGTTGGTGTCGAATTTGAGAACTAAATGCAAAATACCCTTAAAGAGTGTCTTAACGCCTGTCTCAGCCATTGTGCGCGCATAAGATTCCAGCTTGACCTGCGCGCCGCGTACCGTCGCGCTGACGGCTGACGCTGTAGACGACTGCAAGCTGTTGGCGTCCAGACCCTGCGAGGCACGGCTCATGCCGGTCCTCTGTTCCTTAACCGTGTCCAAATAATCCATCAGCGGACGTATTTCGCTACCCACAGACGCGCCAGCCAGTGGCTGTATCATGCCCGGTTGGCGAACCCGGATTACACCTCCAGCCTGTGCATCCAATAAATCATCGAGATTTACGGCACCTTCGACGGCCGCTATGCGCGGCAGTGTCGATGAATACACGCTGTCCAGATACTGGCGCATCAGCGTGGTCTTAATGACCTGCAAGTCCTCGGTCATGTCGTAGATCGAGCGACCGACCAGCCGGTGCGGCATCAGGATGGGCGACGCAACCGCAAACGGGATGTGATCCCACGGCTCGTTGTGCAGTATCTCGGCGCCGTCGGAGCCAATCGCGCAGATGCGCCGACGCTCGGCGATGCCGTCGCCGTCGAAGTCTACGTTCATAATGCACTCGTGGTAAATGACCGAGCGCAGGGTCGGGTCGGCCGGGTCAACGCCGGTCGCGGCCTCGATGTCTTGGAAGCGGTTGTTGACCTCGCGGTCGACGTCCAGCTCATTCTCGCCCGCGTGCTTCTCGACGATGTCGCGGTCGTAACCCATAGCCACAAGCTCGGACACAGTCAGCGACGTGCGGTGCGCCATAAAGTGTGCGTCCTCAAGTGAGGTGCAGTGACGCGACACGAGAAATTCCTCGGGCGGCACGTTGATCGCCTTAATCTCGCCCTCTTTGCGTGTGACGCGGACGGTCAGGTCGTACTCAGAGCGAAGCGGCACGGTCTCGCCTGTCTCTTCGCTGTACATGCTCTCCATCACGGTCTCGGCCTGCTCGACGATTTCGACGTCGGGGTCGTTCATCAGCATGACCAGCTCGTCCTCGGACAAGCCGTTGTATTCTTCTTCGTCTACCTGCTCTTTTTCTTCGTAGAAAAATTTGATGACGCCCATACGAAACAGCAGCGCGTCCTTGAAAAACGTGTGCAGCAGCTTGTAGCCGTCGTTGCGCTGGTTGATGATGTAGTTGACGTAATCGGACGCCTGCTCGGCTGCCTCGACGTCCTCGGCGTTACGCGGCGCGAAGCGGACGTATTTGTCGTTGGACGTAAACACCCGCATCAGGTTGGGCATGATCGCCTCAACCGTGTCGGCGACTTCAGTGGCGACTACAGACGACCGACCCTCAACCTCGTTGCCCAGCGGCTCACCCAAGTAAAAGTCGAGGGCGCGGAGCCGCTCCTCGGTGTATTCGCTGTCAAAGTGGTTTAGCGCGTCGGTGATTTCACCTGACACAATCGAGCCGAGCTGGTAGTCGTCCATTTTAGCCATTTTTCTTCGCACCTTTAGCCACGCGTCTTGGCGCGGGTTTAGCTTTATCCGCTACGCTATTATTACACAGTTCCGGCTTTTCTTCCAGCGGGGGCTGAACGCGGCGTATGCGGCCAACTATAGGGCGCCGCACCATCATTGCATTGTCACCTTGCGCGTCTTCTTTTTCGCGCCCTTGGCAGGCTTAATCGTCGCACCTATTTTTGCGGCTGTCTCGGTGTGTCCGAATGTCGTCGCCACAGTTTTTGGTGGGCGAGGCGTAGCCACGACTTCGACCGCCGGATTTTTACCTTGGATGCAACGCGCCATATTCTCACAACGCCCGCGGTACGGGCAATTATCACATACAATCATTTCTTCCTCTTCTTTCCAGACGCCGTAACCGACCACTTTACCCTTGCCGGGCCGGTTTTCTTTTGCGCCTCTTTTTTGGTCACGCGCTTGGCGACCTTCTTTGGACGACAAGCAGGGTAGCCACGCTTCTCACCGGCTTTACGCCCGCAGGGCTTGCCGGTCTTAACGTCGACCCACTTCTCGCCAAACCACTTGCCGAGGCCAGCCTTAGGCTTTCGCTTTGCTGCCACGTTTCTTCGTCCTCTTAACACGGTTGTCAGGGCCTGACCAAGTCCCGCCGCGACGCTTGTACTCTTTCGACGCCCAAGCATTAGCATAAGCGGACGGGTACACGTCAAATTTTTTCCTCGCCTCAGACTTTACGCGAGACCAAAGCGAGGGATTTTTGGGTTTCGGTGAGGCCATTACTTGCAGTATTTACCGGTCTGCATGTTGATGCCTTTACCTTTGCCTTTGCCTTTTTTCTTACCGTAATGTCCGGGCATGTTTTTCTCCTAACACTTCCATCTGCGTCGAGCCGCCTTGCCGCGCGGGCTTGTCCAGCTCCTCGATCTGGCGCAGAAACTCTTGCGCCGCTTTGCGTCCTTACTGCCCGGCTTTACTTTGCCGGTCACGGGCGCCTTTAACTTCGAGCCGGTGGCTCGGTTGTATTTTGCACGACCCTTGGCCGTAAGTCCACCGCCAGCCTTAACCGACTGCTTCTCGCCGCGACCGACTGACAGGCTCACGTTTTTCTTTTTGCGGGTGGGCATTACATTCCCTTACCTAACAAGCCACGATTAAAATACTCTTGAAACACCGACACGTCGTCAGCGACTGGCTGTGTTATCTCTTGTAACACGTTGCTGATTTCTGCTGAACGACGATCTGATGATGGCGCCTTACCTTCGGCACGGCGTGCCGCAAAGAAGTCAGGCGCTAACAATATGCGTGGTACAGGTGTCGATAACCCGCCCAAGTCAGTGCCGCTAATCGCCTGTCTATATGTTTTATGAAACTCAGGTATGTTGCCCTCGCCAGACATTGGCAACATTGGGTCGGCGTCAAACTCGACAATACGACCACCAGTTGGCGCCAACATAGCAGACGGGTCATTCACGCGGCTAGACATTTGAGGGTCAGACACAGTCATGCGAACAGCGGTAACATCAGGGAAGCCACTGTCTCTAAATGTGCTTTTTTCCATTGTGTCAGCAACAGCTTTTCGCGCGGCGCCTTTGCCGGGCGAGTAAAGATATTTTTCAATATTGCGGCTAGTGATGCCGGGAAAATCGCTAAACGGTGTTATCGTTGTTTTTTCACCCGTTTTAGGATCTTCTCTTGTATCTTTTAGGTTTCTGACTTGCTCGTCAAAATCAGCTATTTTTTCTTCGGGTATCCATTTTTTCGCCTGCTTAGTCATATCGACAAGCACATCAGCTACATGATGTGAGAAGTCGCCACCACGTCCACCCATCGACGTGTATATGCCCAAAAGACCGGGCATTTCGCGCGCCTGTTTTGCATAACCAGAGATGACAGCGGGGTCAGACGCCCAAACAATACCAAGCTCACGCGATAATTTTTCAGAAGAAAAATCTTTTCCGCCGGTCATACGCACGGGGTTTTTTAGTTTTATTCCCTGCACATGCGTAATTTCTTTACCGGCCATCGTCATATCGCCGGGCATTAATTTTGCGGTGCGTCCAATTAGGCTTTGAATGTCTAGGTCTGGGCTTCGGGCTAGTGTGTCGAGATCACGCATAACCGTGCCGCTAAGGTCAGGCATGTCGCGGCTCAGGTTCTGAAAGCCGGGGTCGACTAACAGACCTTGGCTACCGACGTCTGCGGTTCTGGCGCCATACTCATACGCACGTTGCGGTAAAAGCAACCCCTCGCCCACCTCACGCGGTAGTTGAAACGCGGCGGCCGCTTCGTATAAGTCCTGTTCGGCCTGCGGCATCTGGCGTATTTTCGGGCGTTTTTTCGGCTGTTGCATCAACAGTGTGTCGCTGACGTCTTCACGCCCACCCATACCGAGTGTAACATCAGATGACGTGTCTCTTGGCGCATCTCTAAATGCAACGCTATAATCATCACCAGACCGTCCAGCCTCTTTGATGGTCATAGCGTTTAGACCAAGATCACTCATAAACATCTTTTCGGCACGCCCCGGCACGGCGTTATAAGACAAATTTAGTGCGGCAAGCGCCCTGCTGGCACCAGCCGCACCACCCTGCTCAACACCCTTTCGAACATCAGAGACGCCGCGCGATATGCCTGATTGCTCTAGCTCATCAGCTTTATTCGACGCCCAACCCAGAACCAAGTCACTGTTTTCTGAAGACCTTATATCAAATACATCTCTAGGCATTTCCGCCTGTCTTAAAACCCTGTCATCGCTACCGTAAAGGTCTACATAAGATTTGTCTGGGGAAAAAAAGACAGCACCCTCTCCGGGTGATTGATATTCTGGCGCATCATATCTATACAAAAGTTTTTGTCCGGCCTGACGAGGCGCAAGTAATCCGGCGCCGGTTACCGCACCGGCGGCACCAAACGCGTCCATCAGCACGTCTTCGGTTGGCAGGCCGGTCTCTGGGTCTATGGTCAACGGCAACTCACCCTGAGATCGAGCAACCGTTCTTGCCAGCTCTTGTATTGCCGAAGGAAACGAATACATCGCGCGACCTTCTGGCGTTATCGAAACTGGAAGTATCGGATTTGCGTATGCGTAGTCACCCATACCGTAAAGCGACGCCATAGGGTCGCCGGTCATCTCTGGCGTACCCTGAGCGCCTGCCATCATCATGTCGTCGGGAGACAGTAAGCCGTTCATCAAACCACCCAGTTCGTCTTCGGTTTCAGTGTGCGATTGTGATTATAACCCCTTGAGTAGCCGCCAGCAACCGCACCCTGCCCCGCGAAGGTCAGCACAAACGCGTCGGCCACGTCGGGGCTGCGCTGGCCGCGACGCTTCATCTCGTCCTTACTCTCGACCTTCAGCTTGCCGGTCGACAGGTATTTATACCGTATGCCCGACAATTCCGCCATCAGCGTGCCGTCGTCCGGTATGTGGCAGTCTCGCGCCTCAAACCACTCGCGGGCGCCCCAGAACAACTCGTCGCGCAGCCGGTTGAAGCGATCCTTCAGCGACGCAGTCTCGGATACCGACACAGCGACGGCGGGCATGTCCAGCTCGCGCAGTCGGTCAGCCAGCCCGGCGCCCAAGCCAATCGCGTCAATGTATATGGCCTGCGGCCGCTGGCTGTACGGCACGGCGTCGTATTCGCTCAGCACGATGCCGGCAAGCTCCATCAGGTCTTTGTTCTGCCACGTCTTGATCGGCTCAATCAGCACGTTGCCCTGACGCTTCGCCAGTGCCGACCGGTCGCCGCCAAAGCGCGCCACGTCCAAGCCCCAGACGACGGGGGTGGTAGGCCCGGCCTCGACGTCGCGCGTCACCGCGTCCTCGATCAAGTGCAACGGCAGCAGCACGTCGTCGGATTGCGTCGGAAACTCGCCCAAGACGCGCACCTTAAACACGTTGCTCTCGTCGCCGTATTTCTCCGCCATCTCGGCGATAAACTTCGGGTCAACGTACTCGCCCTCTTCGCACGACACAGTGATGCAGTGCCACTTGTCGCGGTCGCCGTGGAACGCGTCGTAAAAATACCCGTCGGATCGCGTGGGGTTGCCGCACATGATGATTTTCGCGCCGGGGGTGGATAGCGCGCCGCTGGCCGTCTCAAATATCACGTTAGGCACGCCGGACGCCTCTTCGACCACAAACAGCATGTGGGGGCTGTGGAAGCCCGCCAAGCTCTCCGGGTTCTCGCGCCTCGATGTACGCGCCACGGCGAAGCTGTCGGTTGCGCCCTTGAGCGATATTTTGTCCGACTTAAATTCGAGCAGGTCTTTGAACGCCTGCGGCATGTTGCGCGCCCAGCGGTCTATCTCTGTCCACAGCACGTCGGATAGCTGGTGCGCGCTGTTCGCCGTCACGGCGACCTTGCAGGGGTAGTGCGTCATCAGCCACCACAGCACGACCCAACTCTCAAATGCGGTCTTCCCGACGCCGTGGCCGGATTTTATGGCGACGCGGTCGTGCTTTGCTATGGCGTCGAGCGCCTGCGCCTGCCAGCGCTGCGGCGTGGCTTGCAGTACCGTCTCAACGAATAGGGCGGGGTCTTCGCGCAGCGCGGCGATTGCTTCGACGGTGGCGTGGGTGTCAGTCATGCGTCAGCTCCGACGGGGGGGTGTGGGGTGGTAAGGGGTATATATTTTTCTTCCCGCCCCCCGCGTGTGATCGACCGGGGGGGGTAACCAGATTTTGGTTATTTTTCGGCATAATTGCAGAAAATGTCGCATAACGTTGATTATGGAATTTCGTTGTTGTGCAAAAACAATGACTTACGCTGCCTGTGGATAACTTTACCGTCATTTGCGCTGTTTTGCCTTTTTTTTGTGCAACTTCTTGTTAACCGGATTTTGGTTAACTTCATCGCGCGCGCGTAGTCTATCGGGTTGTGTGTCTTCTTTGCTTTCGATCAATCTGTCCTTAGCCGCATCATTGACCTTCGTTAGCAGCTCAAGGTAGCTGCCGCCCTTCACCGCCTGCACATCGACCTGCTGCCTATCACCATACATCTTCGGCGTCATGCGAGCCGCTTGCCACTTGAGTATATCAGCAGCGACGCGTGCGCTTGCTGGGTCGATCAACCCGGTCTTTGCCTCGCGCTTTATGTCGTCAAGCTCGTCAGCAAGCACCATCCCGCGAAACTCTAACGCCAGCCGATACTGTTGTTCAAACTCAGGGTCAGCCGCTATGCGTGTCGATATCGTCACCCAAGCAGGCATAGATGGGTCTTTGCAAACCTTACTCACCGGCTCACCACTGGCGACACGCTCTAAAAACTTGTTCAACACTTCCTGTGGCGTCTTAGCTGACATCGTCGTCCTCGTCGTAATCATCATTTTCTAAAGTCACAATCAGCGTCGGCTTGTCTTCGATAATGAGCAGCGGCTGCTTGCACAGGCTGCACACGATCGACTGCATGCCCTCGTACACAAAGCCTTTCGTTTCCTCGTCACACCAGTCGCACGTCACTGGGTCGGTGAAGAAGTGGACGACGTGACGCTCGCCGAATTTTATTATGTCAGCCATCGACGTCAACGCATTCCGCAGCGCACGCCAGATACCCGGCACCGTCAACGTAGTTGTCCTCGTGGAATGGATTGCTCTTTACCCGCGCCATCTTCAGCAGCGCCATCATCACGCCAACATCTTGCGGCTCGATCTTGTGACCCAGATGCGTCGACCAGTAGGTCGCAATCGTCCTAAAGTTGTCTTCCATATCGCCGTGATCGTTTGCCCGATCCTTCGTAACATATGCCTTAGCCGTATCCAAACAGTCCGCTCGTTTCATTATTCGCTATCCTTTACGTCAACTACTTTCAAACCACACACTATGCAATCGTATTTCTTTTTGTACCCGTCGTCGCTCTGTATCAGCATCAACGACCGGCACCTCGGACAACGCTGCTGCGACAGCAGCCTAGCCATTGACCCGTCACCCTGCTCAATCTTCGACATCGCTTCCCTCGCTGAATGGCACCGAGAGCGTCGCTATGGGCGCGTATCCCCGCATCAGCTCTCTCGGCCACACGTCGACCGTAACACCCGCCTCAGTGCGCTGCACGTTCACTGTGAGATTGCGTATGTCGATCCACGTCGACTTACCGAGCAGCATGTACTCGCGGTCTTTCAGTACGTCATCACGCTCGGTTTCGTATTCCATCAGAACGGCACCTCGTCATCCAGCAGCAACTGGTTTTTCACTATACTCTCAACCACCGCGCCGGGGAAAACATTTTTCGCCTCATCGACCAGCGTCTTCGCCTTGTTCTCTTCCAGCCACTTTTCCAGAACGACGCCCACCTCGTCAACCGTAAACACCTTCATCTCGCGGTTGTCCTGTTTCACCTTACCCGCCTCATACCCGTTGGCCGTTATCGCCAGCACCCTGCCGTCCGGCATCCTGCCCTCGATGTACTCGCCGGTTAGCGGCTCGGCGCCACCCTCGATAGCTGCACGCTCGATGGCGGCACAACCCCTGAGCGTCACCTCGACCTCGTGGTCAACGCCCTCACACTTGTCGATCGCCGCGTTGAGCTTGTCGAGCTGCTCGTAAAAACGCTCACGCAATTGCAGCGGCACAAGCCAAGGCAGTCTGTCGATGCCCCACTTCCGCTCCAGCCGGTTAACCTCGTCATCGTATTTGTGCAGGCTCTGTTGCTGACGCCTCATAGCCGCTTGGCTCGGTTGATAGTACACCTTATCCGTCTTCGGCTTACCTCTCGCCACACGCTTCTTAGCCACCATAATTAACTCCTTTTTCCCTTGTAACGTCCGAGCGTCACGGTGTCCGTCCGGTTCCTAAGGAAAACCGGACAGGACGTGACACCGTCCGCCAACCGTGACAGCGTCCGGCGGACACCGGACATTTTCTTCCAACTAATTGTTTTCATTTACTATCCACACCCGATTGCCGTCGGACGCCACAATTCTCTTCTCCATTAGCTTGTGGCGCGCCTCACCGGCTCTCTGACGCGCTAAATCGGGGCATTTTGCCTTATGCGCCTCGTGCCAAAGTGACGACGCGACGGCCTGATTACCCGTCTCGATAATCACGTTTTGCAGCGCCTCAAGCGCCATCTGCTGATTAACCGACAGGCCGCCCGACTTGCGCTTCTTCGGCACCTCATCGCCGTCCAGACGCGTCAACACAATGGACGACCCGTCGATCAGCGCCACCTCGGTCATCTCGAACACCTGCTCATCGACTGGCTCGGCGTCCTTCTGCTTCTCGCACCGCATATATACGAGGCTCTCGTCCTTTGCGACCACCAGCGACGTATCTACGGCGCCCAGAAGCGCGCTGGAGCCGCGCATGCCTCTCGTGCTGTCCTTGCCGCTGTGGTGTATACCCACCAACGCGCACTTGCAGTGCGCCTTGAGGCTATCCGCCGCGGCAACCCACAGCCCCAGCTCGGTCGCGCTGTTCTCGTCCGCCCCGACCAGTGACCGCGCCACCGTGTCGACGAACACGCACGTCCAGCCGTCACCCTCACGGTCGATCGAGCGCATCAGCTTCTCGACGTCGCTTTGTTCACGAAAATTCACCGCCACCTGCAAGACGTGCAGGTTCTCGCCCACCTGACGGCCGTTGTGCGCTTCCCACGCCTTGAGGCGCTTACCCAGCCCGCCAACGCCCTCGCCCGCTATGTACAGCACCTTACCCTGCCGCGTCTGCATGCCCTGCCACGGGATGCCCTCAGCAATCGACAGCGCCATATCTAGCGCGATAAACGACTTGCCCGCACCCGGCGCGCCATACATAACGCTGAGGCCGTGCTGCGTAATGATGCCACTATCGCCATCGCCAATGACCCAGTCTATCGGCGGCATGTTTCGTATGTAGCTGGCGCCAACGAAGTCGAAGTAATCGACGTCCGGCTCACCCGCATTGTCGTTGTCCGCCGCCACGTCGACCGCCGGCGCCTCGCCCAGCATCTCTGCCGCCTTAACTTCCGACAGCATGTCCTCAATATCCCGACCGCCGGCGAGGTAGTCGACGACGTCGCCCTTGTCTGCCAGCCCCGACAGCTCGACGACCTTGACCGCCGCCGCACCGTCGAAGATATTGGCGACGACCGTGTCGGCGTGCGCCCTGCCCGCGTCGTCGTTGTCAGGCAGGATCACGACATTGCGACCCGCGAACCACTGGTTCAGCTCGGGCTTCCAATTCTTCGCCCCGCCGTTATTCGTTGTGGCGACGATGCCGTGCCGCGCCAAACGGTCGGCCGCCTTCTCACCCTCGACGATAAACACCGGCATGTCCGGGCGTGCCAGCATGTCGTGCAGGCGGTACGGCAACGGCGTCACGCCGTCGAGGTTGTGCAGCCAGCCGCCGTTACCGTCTGGCCTGACAGCCCTAAACGTCTTCGGCTCGTAACGCCTCACCTGATACTGCACGACGCCGTCAGCGTCTGTGTAATCATACACCGCGCTCATAAACCGCGCCGGTTGCAACTTCACCTGCGCCTGCTTTTGTATGCCAAATTTCTTTTCGAGTATGTCCGGGATGCTACCCATTATTGTGGCGCCCTCATTCGCGCGCACAAGATCGACGACACCCCCGCCCTCGTTTGCCTCGAAGTCAAACCAAGTGCCTTTCCGCAGGTCGACTTCCCTTGAGCCGTGCGTACCCCAGCGCAGCGTGTGTCCGCGCTTCTGGTTAGGCTCGCCCCAGTACGCCTTGGCGACCGTCTCTATATACGATGCGATATTACTCATAATAAACCCTCGACCCCTGTTCCCTTGAGGTGGTGGGCGACGCCAAGGGAAAACGCCGCCCACCCACGCACTAGAACAGGTCGCTGCCTGCGCTTGCAGCGGCCGGTGGTGTAGCCGCTACGGGCGGCGCTACCGGTGCTGGTGCGTGTTCTTGTGACGCAGGCGTGCTGCCTGCCCCATCCATTGCTGCTGGACGATCGACCCAGTTGACGATGCTCAATACCGGCGCCTTGAAACGCAACTCGCCCTGTGGCGACTGCATCTTAATCGTCTCGGGCGTGCCAGCCTCGATCACCGGTATCTTGCCGGGGTTCGCATTACGCTCGGCCATAAACTGGTCGTGCAGCTTGTCGACCACCCGCAGCACAGTCTTCGCGCTGTGGCTAAACTCCCGCGGGCCGCTCTCGCCGCTGATAACGATACGCATACGAAACGCCTGCTTATGCTCTTCGCTTGGCTTCGCCATCATCGCGTCGCCGATCTTGACCATATGAAAGTCAGGCGCACCCGAGGCAAAGCTCAGCCAGCCCACTTCCATCGCGTCCAAGTCTGCGGCGAATTTGAAACCCGGCGCAATGTCCTCTTCGTTCTTTTGCCAAGTGCCGTCCGCGCCTTGGACGCGGTCTTGCTTGATCCAGTCACCACCCTTCGCATCGAATTTGATGATCGGTAAAATGTCCCCGCTGCTGCGGGCTTCTGTAGAAAAACCTAATGCCATAACGATTTGCTCCTTAACATCAACATTAGTTATTAAAATGACCTGATTACTCGCAGGTCGCTTAGTTGGTAGTAGGCACAGACGTCGGCGTCCTGTGGGTCGCCTCGGTCTGACCTACCACCCTTCCGCACCTCGAAGTCGCTGGCAAAGTCCAAACGCGCCAGACAGTCGAGGTAGAGAATTATGAGATAAGACGGCAAACCAGTCGTGTCTGTCAACTGCCTTGCCTTCAAAACTTTTGATAAGCTGATCATCACCGACGGGTATGCGTCGTGTTTTACCCGGCGCGCCTTGACCTCACCGAAGCCGCAGACCGAGCCGCCGTCGCGCAGGTCGTGTATGGCGAAGTCCAGCTCATAACGCACCGGCAGCTTGCAAAGCTCGTACCCGTGCAGCTCTAGCATGTCAGCGACGCGCTGCTCGTTGTCTAGGTCGCCCTGCGTCTCATACTTCGGCCGGGTCACTTGATTTTCCAATCGACGCCATCTTCGGTAATTAAGCAGTAGGTGTTCTCAACCTGCTCAAAGCCGCGCGCTGTCATTGCGACGTGACACTCGCTGATCGTCTCGTGCTTCGATATGACGTCGACCTTACCCGACGTGTCGCTAGTCATCACCACTAATATCAGCCAATACTTCATACTACCCCCGCCAGATGCTCTCGCAGCACCATCTCGAATGTGTCCCAGTCCATCGTTACCGTGTAGCGCCAGTCATACGCCTCAGCCAAGTCACCGGCCAACGGTGCGCCCAGCATCACCAGCGCCTGCACCGGCAGCCTCACCTGTATCGGCTGGCGATCGAGCTTATATATCAGGCACGGCAGGGCGTCATCGACGTTAGCCGCAGACCGTGCCGCCGTGACGATTTGATCCCACCACTTCGGCGACACACCGCTCGCGTACCGCTTGCACTCGATCAGGAACGGGAACGGCTTGCCGTCGGCAGGTTCCAGATCGCTCAGATCCTTCTCCTGATATTGCGATAGGCGTCTTCGTAATTTGCGAGATGTGGCCTGCTCAACCAGCTTGGCTATTTCGCGCTCGAAGGTCGCCCCCTTAGAACGTCCACCACCGGCGCGCATCAGCCCAGCTTCTCCAAACCGGCACGCCCAGCCTGACCGTCGAGCGACGACTGAACATTGCGCTGCCGGATCTTGCTGGCAATCTGCGCCGCAAGCATCTCATCCGCCAGCGACGACTGGCTACGGTGAGCCGATAATTCTAGCTCGCCCTTGAGCGCCTCGATGGTCGAGGTTCTGAGCCTCAGCAATACTGGCTTGATTTCAGACATTTGATATCACCTCAAAATTATTTAGCTATAGGGGTTGTGTTTTATGAATATAAAGTCCATATTCAAATAGTCGAGAGGCACAAAACAGGTAAATTGCAAGGGAGACTAAAATGACTAAGATTGATTGGAACCGCGAAGACAAATACACCGACGCAGAGTTTGACGCAATCGAGCGCAATGCCGACGGTGACATTTGTCACGACCTTGACCTGCATCTTTTGTGGATGACCGAGGCACAGCGTGATCGCTTGACTGGCGACGATCAGTACCGCGCCGATCTGGCTGACGAGGAAATGGCCTGCATGCACGCAGATGCCGCAATCGAATTTGGCGTGGCCTAACAGCCCCGCCTGATGGAGATCACAATGATTAAAGACATAATCGGAATGTTGTTTTTGGTGTCGTTTGCGGTGGTGATGTGTACCAACATCGTGACGACTAAGTGGAACGTGTGGGCTTTGATGGTCAAGTTAGGGGTGCAGTGATGATACACGCATTTACTACCGCCTCAGACATACGCGGGCATGAGAGCGTCGTCAGAGCCTTTGAGGCTGACGGCATGAAGGTCGAGCTTCCAGACGGCTACATCGTGTTCGATCACTTCTATGACCCCAACCGCCCAGTCGAGGTGAATGGCTCGATATACGCGCCAGAAGTTGGCACAGTCGTTTACCCCACATCTGTCGGCATGCCAGCCGACGCGTCCTGCTACCTTGTGCTGGCGAAGCACCGCACCCAGAAAACTTACTTCAACGGTGACTACGACGTCAGCTCGGACATCGTCTGCGTCAAGACGCATAAGACGCCGAAGTTTCGCACGGTCAAGCACATCATTCGGTTTGTGCCAGAAACGCGCCGCCTTGTGTTTGAGAAGACAAAGCGAGAGAGGCGCAAGCAGTCGCCGTCAATGCGGCTGGCCTCGTTCAAACGTCAGAAGGCTTTGCGCTGGGCGACGCCAAGGTGGTGCGACAGGCGCGAGCTTGACCGGCTGGTGAGAAAAGTCAGGGGCATGAATAAGCAAGCTGGCTTTATCAAATTTCATTTAGACCACATCGTGCCGCTTCAAGGTAACGACATATGCGGTCTACATGTGCCGTGGAATTTGCAGGTAATCACGGCTGAAGAAAACCTGCGTAAATCTAACAAGTGGAGCAGTTAAAATGGTCGGTAAAAAAACACCAAATCACATCATCACCGCGAGCCGCATACCGGCTCTGATGAACGCGTCGCCCTACGACACACCCAACGATCTGCTGGCAAGCGTGCTGGCAGACATCGAGGGCAAACCCGACCCGAAGCCGTTTAACGGCAACGAGGCATGCGATTGGGGCGACACACTTGAGCCGGTCATACTGCTTACCGCAACCGAGCGCCTCGGCCTCGACGACTTGAAGCTCGAACACGACGCGCTGTTCTACGACAAGATACCGTTTGCGGCGTCGCTCGATGGCACCGCAGATGCCGGTGTCGGTGGCTGGGTCGACACCGATTATGACAAGGGCATCATCTGCCCCAACGGCCGGGTGTTTGTGACCGGCACGGGCGTGCTGGAGAGCAAGCTCACCAGCGCTAAGCCAGAAGAGGCGCCAGCGGCTCACAGGGGTGTCCTACAGCTACAGGGGCAGTTACTGGTCAGCAAAGCCACTTGGGGCGCTGTGTGCGTGCTATACGGCGGTGTAGAGCTACGCATCTTCCTGTATCAAGCCGACGCGGCCGTGCAGGCGAAGATCATCGACGCCATCGAGGACTTCGAGCGCCGCAAGCGCGACATCGAGTGGTATCCGGTGCTGTCGTCGTCTGACGGCAACACCGCCTACCCACGGGTGGACGACGGCGCCCCGCCGCTGGATCTGCCCGCCACCGAGGCTGAGTGGCTCGCACAGCTCGTTAATGCCAAGGACGCCAAGAAGGCAGCCGAGGCGGACATAGACGAGGCTGAGGCGGCTCTCAAA